TACACAGTTGCCATTAAACGATCTGGTGGGACTGGCGCAGACGTGGCAGCAACATTGATGGGTACGATTGCAGGAGACGCCACGCAGACATTTACCTTTGACAACAACGGCGGTTTCTTACGCATCTACAAAAGTGGCGCTAATGGCTTTGCTGTAGCGACCTTTATTGGAATTTAAGGTGCGAAAATGATTACTCCGTCTTTTACCCTTACCGCCACAGAACGAGTGTTGCCACGGCTTGCGCTTGATTTTACAACTGCCTCACTTGACAGCAGAATCACTTTCACGCGATCAGGTGCAACAGCAACCCGTGTAAACAGTAGCGGGTATGTTGAGACAATGGCTGCTGACACACCGCGTTTTGATTTTGACCCAGTGACAGTGGTTTGTAAGGGATTGTTGATCGAAGAAGCTAGAACAAACCTTCGCAGCTATTCTGAAGAATTTAACAATATTGTTTGGGTGACAAGCAACGCTAGCGTATCTGCCAATTTTGTTGGAATTACATCTCCAAGTGGGACACAGACTGCGGACAAGTTAATTCTAAATAATGGTTCATCTGCTGGGAATATTGTTTCATCTCTTGTTTTAATTTCAGGCACAACTTACACCTATAGCTGCTATGCAAAAGCAGGGGAGCGAAATGTTGTTCGATTGCGCATAATTGGAATTGCAGGATGGGCGTCTGCCGCTGTAAACCTTTCCACAGGCGCTGTGGTAAGTAACGTGGGTACAGTTGTAGTCAGTGATGCTGGTGGAGGCTGGTATCGGATTGCGGTTACTGCAACTTGTGATCTTACAGGTACAAACGCAGTTTACGTTTACGACCAGACCGGAACGACAGGAAACGGCTCAAATGGTTTTTACATCTGGGGCGCTCAAGTAGAGGCTGGTTCTTTTTCCACTAGCTTTATCCCAACAGTTGCATCCCAAGTTACACGCACTGCCGATGTGGCTACGATGACAAGTACGAACTTCAGCGATTGGTACAGCGCGGGTGCTGGCGGTGTTGTTGCTCGCGTGCTGCCTTCTACTGTGTCGGGTACTCGACCTGCTTTGCAGTTTGATGATGCGACTGCCAATGAAGTTATTACATTGCGTGGTAGCACGACAAACCCTGAGTTGGTTATTGTTGACGGCGGCGCACCACAGGCCCAAATTGACGCTGGCACTATTGCTGCGAACACGGCCTATAACCTTGGTGCGGCGTGGAACACAGACAACTGTGCCGCTGCTGTAAACGGCGGTGCTGCGGCGACAGACACTGCGGCAACCATTCCAACAGTCACTCAGGCACGCTTAGGCTCAGACGGCACGAACTACTTAAACGGGCAACTCCAAACCGTGCGTTATTGGCCTCAACGAATCATTAACGCTGAAGTTCAAGCGTTTTCAAAAGGATAAAGCATGAACGCTCTTGATGTTCACCTCAAGTTTCCAAATGAAGCAACAGCCACCAGGTTGATGCTAGAAACCAGCTTGCTGGCTCAATTTGGAGATCAAGTTGTCCAAGGCGAGGGTCAGATGATCGACATTATTGGTCTGATCTACAAAGCCACAGGAACCATGCTGACCGATGAAGAAGGCATGGAGTACCCCGAGATGGCTGATGTCGGTGGCTGGCACGTCAATATGCGCGGTGAATTGCCCGAGGCAATCACCCCATATAAAATCACTGTAACTGGTACACCGTACCGCATTTGGGACTAAATCATGGCCGACTTAAAAATTTCCCAACTGACCGCAGTCACCACCCCGCTTGCCGGAACAGAGGTGTTGCCCATCGTGCAATCGAGCACAACCAAAAAGGTCACGGTCGATCAGATGATCGCCGCCCAGCTTGCGGCCAACATCGTCACTGAAGCGGGCACCTCGCGTACCCTGACCGCAGCAGACAACCAAAAGGTGATCCACTGCACCAGCGGCTCTGCTGTCACGATCACCTGCGCCACGGGCCTTGGCTTGGGCTTTAACTGCACCATTATCCAAGGCGGTGCGGGCAAGGTCACAGTGGCCGCTGGCGCTGCCACCCTCAACTCGTACTCTGGCCTGTTCAGCACAATGGGTCAGTATGCTGTGATCTCTTTGATCAGCCCTGTGGCCGACACCTTTATCGCGGCAGGCAACTTGGGTGTTTGACACCTTGCTGCTTTGTTGTAAGATAAACCACTGTACCGGCCCAGTAGACCGGGGTTCCAATGGAACATGCAAATGACTGATGAAGTCCAAACCTTAGCGGAAGTTGACTCCGCGCAAGCACCCGAGGTGACGGCCACCACGGACAATGCACAAAATGCGCCGGTAGTAGCTGAGAATCAAGACGGTAGCACCCAAGAGGAAAAGAAGTACTCGCAGGCTGAAATCGACGCGATGATTGGCAAGCGCCTCGCAAGAGAACAGCGCAAATGGGAACGTGAGCAGCAGGCAAAGCAGGCACCCGTGCCAGCCACGCCAACGGAAATTCCGACAGCAGATCAATTTGACAGCCCTCAAGCCTACGGTAATTTCATCCGTGATGAGGCTGAAAAACTGGTCCAACATCGGGAAATCCAGAAACAACGCGCTGAGATTGAAGAAACCTTTGCAGAGCGTGAGGAAGAAGCCCGGTCTAAATACGATGACTTTGACCAAGTTGCGTATAACCCGAATCTTCGAGTCACCGATGCGATGGCTGAAACCATCAAAGCGTCTGACCTTGGACCTGATCTGGCCTATTGGCTAGGTAGTAACCCCAAGGAAGCTGACCGCATATCTCGCTTGTCGCCACTGTTGCAAGCGCGTGAGATTGGAAAAGTCGAGGCTAAATTAACTGCCGAGCCTTTCCAAAAGAAAACATCGTCTGCGCCAGACCCGATTCGTCCGGTAACCGCACGAGCAACCAATCCTGGTGTCACTGACACCACCGATCCTCGGTCTACCAAGACTTTGAATGTATCGGACTGGATTGCTGCCGAGCGCCAAAGACAAATCGACAAAGCACGGGCAACCCGCAACCGCTAAATAGGAAATCATCATCATGAGCAATTCGATCCTTACCATTGACATGATCACCCGCAAGTCTCTCGAAATCCTCGAGAACAACTTGGTGATCACCCGCAACGTGAACCGTCAGTACGACGACAGCTTCGCTGTCTCAGGTGCCAAGATCGGTTCTACACTGCGTATCCGTTTGCCCGACCGCGCTTTGGTCACTGACGGTGCCGCCCTGCAAGTTCAGGACGACAACGAACAGTTCACCACCCTGACTGTCTCCAGCCAGAAGCACATCGGCATCAACTTCACTTCTGCTGAATTGACCATGCAGTTGGACGACTTTGCAGAACGTGTCTTGAAGCCACGTATCAGCCAGTTGGCCTCTACCGTGGACGCTGACGTTGCGAACGCATACAAGCTGATCGGTAACACTGTCGGTACCCCCGGCCAAGCTCCTGCCACCGCTTTGGTGCTGTTGCAAGCCCAGCAGAAGCTCAACGAGAACGCCGCCACCATGTCGCCTCGCTACGCTACCGTGAACCCTGCCGCCAACGCTGGCTTGGTCAACGGTTTGTCTGGTTTCTTCAACCCTACCGATGTCATCTCGCGCCAGTTCAAAAACGGCATGATGGGTGAGCAAGTGTTGGGCTACGAAGAAGTCAACATGAGCCAGTCGATCAAGGTTCACACCTGCGGTACCCGTGCTGCCACTGGCAACACGACCGGTGCTGCCGTGACCGCCGAAGGTGCAACCACTCTGACGTTGACCGTCGGTTCTGGTGAAACCATCGCCGTTGGTGACGTGTTCACAATCGCTGACTGCTTTGCCGCTAACCCACAGACCCGCGAATCCACCGGTTCGTTGTTCCAGTTCGTGGCATTGGCGTCTTCGACCAGCACCACCACCGCTACCGTGACTGTTGCCCCGATGTACTCGGCTGGTAACGCTCTGTGTACGATGGTGTCGTTGCCCGCTACCAGCAAGGCTGTTGTGTTCGTTGGTGCCGCCAGTGGTTCGTTCCCCCAGAACTTGGTGTACCACCGCGATGCCATCGCTTTCGCTACCGCCGACTTGTTGTTGCCACAAGGCGTGGACATGGCCTCCCGTGCCGTCCACAACGGCATCAGCTTGCGCGTGGTTCGTCAGTACGACATCAACAACGACCGTATGCCTTGCCGTGTTGACGTTTTGTATGGCTACAACACCATCCGTCCT